CTCCTCCGCCTTGCGCCTGATTCTGTCCTGCTGCTCCTCCATTCATACCTCCTGGTGGCATCATCGGCTGTGTACCTTCCGGAGCCACAAATTCATCTACGTTTTTAAAGTCTAAATCCTCCCACATTGAACGAATGATGTTTCTTACGTTTTCCATCGTAAAGATAGTCATTAACATTTCAGGGGGCATCATCTTGCCCATCATGCCGTATGTCTGTAGCATCTGCATCTTCTGCTGGAACTTCTGCTCCTTAATCCCGCTATTTGCCCCGATGTCTATTATCACATCAAACTTACCGTCTATATCCGCAGGCTGGATAGTTACCCACTCTTTGTTAATCTTCATGCTCTGCCCCATGTCAAAGAAACGGATATTCATATCTACAAACGCCTGGTATAAATCCCTTACGCCTGTCTCTGCGAATATCCGGGCTATTAACTTAATCCTCTGCTGTGCTGCGTTCATAATCGTGGTGATTCCAGTTGCTGTCCTGTTAAGAGAATTAGGGTCTATGCCTCCGACATACCTTGCAACGCCTGTACGGTTTTCCCTCATCATCTCGACATACTCCATCATCTTCATAACGTAAGGTGGCATACTGGCAACAGGCATCGGGTAAATCCCTTCAGCTGGGTTTATGTCAAATTTTGTAACGGCAACCCCTCCGGGTCGATTCGATGTTATCACACTGTCATAATCAATCCGGTAGGGGTTGATTACCGTTCTTCCACTTGTTGAAAAATATATGGTATCTAAAACAAACCTGACTAAAGCAGTCCTTAACTTCTGAATCTCTATCGTGGTCTCGGCAATACCCTTTCCGCATACCCGGTGAGGCACTAAAATAGGAGAAGTAACGACAAAACCAGCCCCATCCTGGTTTTCAGCTTCCCTGATGTTTTTCTGACCTAAAATGGTTATAATCTTCGGAACAGGCCTGCCTTTTTTATCATAATCGTCAATATAGCACTCATAGATATACACAAAAGCCGAATTACGTTCCTCTGATATAAAAAGACTGCCCCCTAAATCCTTAAACCTCTCAAGGGTTGAGGAATTATCGTAAAACTCATCTATCGCACCGTTGACTTCCTCGTCTGTAAGGTTATACTCTGACTTGACGTAGTTCTTATGCACTCTTTTCTTATGCGCCTTAAAAGCCCTCTTTAAATCCCTTGCCTTGTAGTCAAAGATAAATTCCTCCGGAGGCAGGTTCTCCGCAAAAGGCTTGCTGATCTGTATAATCTCCCTGCATTTAACATTATGTGATATTGTCTCACCCTCGAAAAGCTCCACATCCGGCTCATCTACGTCAATATACCTTCCGTCATGGTACGAAATCCTGCTCTTAACATCGTCTATCTCGTAACTCCCGGAGGTGATAAGAGCCATAAACTCGTCATTCGTAAGGTCTTTAAACGTACACTTCCTCGACCTCTTTTCCCGAAGCCAGTAGTATTTGATAATCCCCATTTTATGCACGAGGGCATCTTTAAAGAACGTATAGAGAAGTTTAAATCCGTCAAGGCCGTGCTGGATATCAAAGTTTACCTTCTCCTCCATGAGACTTGACTTAATCTCATCCTCCGGCCCCTGCGGTCTGCATGACATCACGTTCTTACCGCCGTAAAACATATCCATGAGATATGGAAGCAGGGTTTCAACCGTATCGGAGACATCGGACATCACGACCTGTGACCTTCCCTTAATCTCGTTGCCAAGTTTCTCGGCGTTGTAGAACTGGGTAAACTTCTTTCTTTCGGTCTCCAGCCATTGCATGTCTTTAGAGCATGCCCGGAGCATGTTTAACGCCCTGTCGCTTAATTTTTGCTCATCGCTGACTGAACCTCCGGCAGATTGCCTCTGCGTAACTATCGGAATTTCAGGATAATGGTTTTTACTATCGTATGACATTTACACAACCCCCATTTCGGTCTGCTTGTATTTCTTCTGCACGTTCCATACAGCAAAGTGATAGTCACGGATAATGTCGTACAGGTAACTCATCATGTCTATGCCGTCATCATGCCCGTATGGAAACTGCTTCATCTCAAGTTTTAATTTATCTATAAACACACTCGATATACTCGTAGAGTAAAAGAGCTTGTTATTATTCAGAGGCCAAGCTAGTGCAGACTCTATTTTCTTTGTTTTTTCTCTGCCTGCTGGCCTCAGTAAAACCAGTGACCCAGACTCCTCTGAGACATGCCTGCCCCTTGCGGTTAAGGCATTTGCTATATGAATATGCGTAGTCGAAAGCCCGACTTTCTCGACGCCTAGTTTCTGAAGTACCCCTGCGTTAAGGTACATCCTGACAATCTGCTCAATCGCCTCGGATTCGGACATCGGGCTGATGAATAAATCCATCAGATAAACAGCAGATGCGCCGATGTCTGTGAGTTCGGGCTTGACTCCCAATACCCCTATGGCCCATGAATCGCCTGACTTTAGATTCGTTGCCAAGTCCCCCGCCTGGTCAACGAGCATAAACTTGTAGCAGTCTTTTGGTATGAACTCGGATTCAATGGGTTTAAAGTAATCTGGGTTTAAAAGCTGCGTTCCTTCAGGGGTAGGGTTGCATAATTGCTGGGTATTAAACGACCTGTCTGATTTAAGGTCATCGAGTGCCGTCTGCGAAAGTAAAACTGGTGTGCCGTTTTCAGCCCCGTTATGAGTTGCGGGCTTCAGCCTCATTGCGTACTTATTCTTTCCCGTCATGGTGTCCGTCTTGTCCCTCACGTAAGTCAGCGGGTCGTTGTGATGGTAGAACGTGCCTATTACCCTGTGGTGGCTGCCTTCTATCGTCTTTAGGTTCTGCGAGGCATCGAACTTGTCTTTGACCGCCTCCATAACGTCAAGTGAGTTCTTGATATCCTCAGTCACGATATCGTCATAAACTCTGCGCTCAAAATGCAGTCCGGTAGGCATGCCCTCGATAAGTCCGTAAGCTGCAACCGTAGGCATCGGCCTGTTTGACTTCCTTCTCAGCACTATCCCCTCGTCAATGCTCCACATCGGGGCCTCCCTCTCAGAGTTCTCCCAAACCACATCGGGGTAACAATGCTTGAGAAAATCATGCTCGAATATAGTGCGGATGCTGAAAAGGAACTTCTTGGCGGGTTTTGCTGCGTATGCCAAAATAGCCGTTGACGTTTCGGGATTAGTCAGTATCCACTGGATTGTCTCGGCTATCGTTATGATACTCGACTTGAAGTGAAACCTCGCCCATACGTCAAGCGTGTAATCCCTGTCACCTTCTTCAATCTCCTTGCACGCCTGAACCACAAACGGGTTGTTGCAGGTATGCTCCTGACCTTCCAGGTACGGCTTCACAACAAAGTAAAGAACGAAAAACAGGTCAGTCGCTATTAACTTCCTGTATGTCGGTATCTCAGGCAATATCCCCCCTGCTATATCTATAGCAATTCTTTCGTAATCGTGCCTGTAGCTTCCCCCCCCTACATGCCTGCTGAATTTCGTTCCGTTTATTTCTATCATTAATTTCAAAAAAAAAGACCATCAGGTATTCCTACCGACAGTCCTTTGTCCTCACCACTAATCGAGGTTCAGGTTCTTATGAGTCTTTTGCTATCTTATCCAGCTTCTCCTTTGCAACGTTTAATACCTTTAAAACCTCTACTAACTGCTTCTTGCACTCCGTGCAGTCTGTCACTTCCCTTATCTGCGTTAGCTGAATTATGCCAAGTTTGCATTCGCTCAACTTTTTCCCTTTAAAAACTCATATAAAGCATTGGCGAAGTTGTCGGGGTTAATACAATCTTCCATAGAAATCCACTTAATGTTAGTATCATTTCGTAGATAGTATTTAAACTCTCCCCAAAAACTCTGCCCCTTCGCCCACTCCCATAACTTCCCAAAACCAGACCATGTGGAGAAGTTGGGTATATCATGAGAAGGGTAATCATTTGGAACACACCACCATCCATCTTCTTCACTCCATTCCCACCCCATCTGCCATTCTGTTAGGAATTTATCTCTGTCTTTCAACAACTCGGCATCCTTATGTCATCCATCGTTACCCTCTCCATAACATCCGGGTACAGCCTCTTGAAAAACTTTAACGTGCACTTGTCGCAAAACCTCCCCTGACTCCCATCTGCGCTTATTATCAGATCAGGATAAAACATCTCATCCCCACAGTCAGTACACCTCTCTACCTTGTGTTCCTTCGGGTATCTAAACAAAGTATTCCCCATATATCCCTTTTTGAAAAATTATAGTGCACCCCAGAATGGGTACGACAAAATATTACCATCGGGTGTGAAAGTCCCCCCTGGGGGTAATGAACTGAC